CGTGAAGTTGTTTTTAATATCCAGACTATCAACGGTCAACTTCCCATTTATATTAAAATCTCCAGTTACCGTGCCGCCTTTATTAGTTATGTTATACACCCAATCCGTCCACGCTCCGCCGATACACATTCTATGGTATGCGCCTGCTTTATCGTAGGCGACGGAGTTTGCATAATACACCTGTGCTATGGTGTCATCACCGTTTTTCAGCACTACAAGCTCGCCTGTGCCGATTGCTCCAACAGGTTGGTGTTTATCTGCACTAAATGTCGCACCAGATATTTTGTAAGTTCTACTTTCTGTTAAACCGTTCCAATCCGTAGTATTATTTGCTACTTCTGCTTCGGTAACAAGTACAGTTTTTAATTGGTTGGTTAAAGTATCTCCCAAGGTGTCTTCTAATGTAATTTCATTCCAGTAATTGGAATTGGAAATATTTTGGACGCCTGCGGACGTGTTAGCACCGTTTTCAGCTTTACATACATATAATCTGTCGCCATTTCTTACCAACATACCGACAGAATAATCCATAGCCGCACTATAAGCGAATACACCACCATTTTGAAAGTATCTAATAAATTTACTCAATAAATTTAAAACGCCGTTAAAATCGTTTCTTTGCGGCGGTATACCACCTTGAGCAAGTGGTTGCTGTGTTACATAAGGGAATCCATGTTCAACGCTGAATAATCCCTTAGAGCCGTCATTTGTGTCTGGAATTGGATTTTTATCACCATTCCATGCTAATTCGTTTGACAATGGGGTAGGTTGATTTACTATTGCCATAATTAAAAATCCTCCTTACTGTTTCAAATAATTAAATACACCGTTTTTAAATGTATTGAGGTGGCTACCTCTAAAACCAAGAATGTTACTATAGTCAAGGTCACTTAATGTTACGAATACGCCTTGATTAAACGGATTTAATTCACTCCCGCAAAATCCGAATATCGGGTCTTCGGATACGACTAAAACGTCCCATCCAACGCCAGCCGCTAAAAGGGCAAGCATACCATTATAAAAAAGAACTCTATCAACATTTGTAATAGAGTTTGCACGCCATACAAAACGTACCTGCATTGGCGTTGTATTGTATTTATCACCGTTTGCTAAAGTTCCTTCTTTATTTTTTTGTAAAACAAACATTTGATATCTGTTTTTATATAGTTCAACTGTTGCTTTACAAAGATTTTCCATTGTGCTGTCCGAAATATTAGCAAGAGCTTTAAATTTTAATAAATCCCTATAATCCTCGTCATTTAGTGTAACACTTGTACCATCATAGAACGGGGCTGTCCTAGGTATTCCAATAATCCTTCCTAATACGTCCAACCCTACCCCGTTTGCTGTATCGATATCCATTATGTTTTTTAAAAAAGATGATATATCTTCATTCGTAGATATATCATCGGAAAAATAATTCAATATCGATTTTATTGTAGGGCTATTACTATATTGTGAAATTATATACTCTTGATTGTCTATATTATTTGTACTATCCGTATTTGCCATTTATAATTGTCCCTCCGAAAAAATAATATTTTCTTTAGACAATACCGGCATAACATTAAGCGGAATGTCTATATACTCATCATAGTTCTGATTATTAAGTGCGATATCTATTTTTTGCAAATTAGTTAAACCTGCATTTAACGCAGGTTGGTAAAACCTTGCTGAATATAATGTATCGCCCATTTTTACGCGTATTGTGTCTTGTAGTTCTCCATAAAAATTTTCTATTATTGCATTTTTCACCGCTTCTGTATCGTATTCTGTGAACGGTGTAACGGTTATCTTAAGATATACATTTTGTTGTACCGGTACAGTGTAGTAATAGGTATGGTAAGAGCCATCATATTTATCTATTATTTCAACTTCCGTATTTCCAGCCGTTCCGCAACCATCAGAAAGTTTTTGATGTATTGTATATCCTATCTCTTGCTGTTCGCCACCGTACACAGAAAGATAAATAGAATGAGGCGGTATTTCTACACCATACATATAAACTATTTCATCTGTTCTATTCTGTTCAATTCTGCAAGCAATAACGCCATCTAAATTACTAACACTACCGCCTACACTTTCTGCTAATCCATGCGAATTTTTGGCTACACTTTGATATCTGCGTTGCTCAAATTCCGCCTGTGTTTCTCTATCTCTACCAATTATTCCAGCAGTATTATTTATAACACTATCCCAACCCGGAATTACAGTAACTATTTTATTAACCGTATTTGCATTTACTTCTATAGCCCCAGTATTCACGCAAGAAAAATCTACGTCTACAGTTCCACTTTCTCCTATAACAGCCGCCGTATTACTAGCAAATTGATTTCCGTTTACATCTTGAACTATTGAACCAGCAGGTATTTGTGTACCTTGCAAGCCTTTGCATGTACATGTAACCACTGTAGATTGCGCAATATGTCTATCTAAGAAATAGATTTTCCCTAAAGCATCTTGAAATACCCCTACCGCTGTTTCGGGATTGAACATATTGCTTAAAAATAATATAGAATTATCTTTTGCAATAACAAGAGCCGCAATGCCGTCTATTAATTGCCCTGCCGGTGTTTCTGGCTCTGTATTTAATTCTGGCGTGTTTTCATCTATTTTAAACGCATTTTTCCATTCTGTGGCAATATTAGAGCGCACAGTTTCCCCGTTATCTGCTACCATTCCTGTATCTGGATTAAAAGTTACAGCCAATTATTACACCTCCTTTATAGTTCTATTTGAATTGATGTGCTATTAACTGTCGTGATATAAATAATTCCGCCGTATGTACGGATGAGATTATTGAACTCCAGCACTACTTCAACATCATCTACACCATCAACATCAAGCACGGCATTTCTTATTCTGTTTGTTAATGTACTTCTATTCGGGATAGCTTTATTGCCTAATTCTATATCATAGTGCGGTATGCCACGGTCAGTGTTAAAATAAGCGTCATTTGTAAACAGTCTCACAGCATTAGCGGCATTTTGTGCTATTGCATAAGTATCATCTAGTGTTGCGATATCACCGTTTTCATTTACGAAAATGTCCCATTTGTTATTTAATGCTAAAGTAAAAGCCAAAATATCACCCCTTTTTTATTGCGGTTTTCCTGTAGTTCCTCCACCTGTTTCAACACCATTATGAACGTGTCCTTGAAGGCTTATACTTCCCGCTACAACGTCCCCTGTTGTTTTTATAGAGCCATTAACGTTTATATTTCCATCTATCTGTATCCCGCCTGTAGCGTGTAATACGGCTGTGTTATCTTGTTTCAATTCCAAAAAACACGTCGGAGCTTGATTTAAAAATCCACCAATATAAAATCCGTCTGATTGGCTGTGTGTTCTTTTGCTTCCCGGTTGTTGCGGTTCTGTAGTTTCCGCTGTTACTGTACTGCAATCACTCTGAGCAAATACAGCAAGCCCCTTATCCCCTTCTACGGGGTCAATAATCAAAGCCGCCTTACCGCCTTGTATACGGCTATATGGAAGATGATATAAATTAACAGGTTCAACGACTTCATTATTAGCGGAAACCAAAGTAACTAACGGCAATACATCAACATAGCCAACTACCCCTTCGCCTTTTTGAACTCCGACAACTTTTACAGGAAGTGCAGTCGCTATTTCTTTTTTTGAATTATTTATTAAAAATTGTAAGCTATTAAAATTACTAGCCTTGCTATATATATCATTGTTTCCTTTTAAAGCTGTATCATTTTTATTATTTGGCATTATTATCACTTCCCGGCAATACCCCACTTACAGTGGTTTCCCACGTTCCGCTATCTGGTTTATATGCTTCTAACCTGTGAGTTAATTTAGTTATCTGCCATTCTCCACTAGCAAAAGGTAAAATAGTATCTAGTTTAAAATAGCCTCCTACTTTTAAGTTATTATTAAATTCACATTTAACATCTATGCCATCAGAAGAAAAGGACGGATATCCTATCATTCCATTGTTTGCAGAAATTAACGGTATTTCCCCGTCTTTAGGCGCGTCGAATGATTGTATTGTGAATTTATTATTATCGATTAATAAATCTATACCTGTTTGTCTTGCTAATGTTCTCGCCTTAGCTATAGGACTACCGATAAAAACACAATTTGAAACACTACCTGTTATATTTTTATTTTCATAGTCGTAACCAGATTCTTTTGCGAACTGTGCCATTAATTTATCTATAGTCGTAGCTCCTTGTACGCTAACAGGTTTTGCAGGAATTAAAGAAGGGTAATAACCTGCCATAATCTCCATTTTTAAAGATAATGTACCATCATCACTAAAAACAGGTATAGAACTCGTTACTTCACCGCTAAAAACGGTAGTGAGCTCAGTACCTTTATTTCCTGCTTCTATTTGTACAACGTTGTTATAAGTTTCAAGTCGCTTAAAATTTAATACAGTTAGTTGCTTAACGGTATCCAATTTTAAATTATCTATTACTATACTAGCCTTGTTTTTATCTTCGCCGCCTTGCTTTGTAATATCTACAGTTATAGGAACATTTTCTATAATTACAACGTTTCCGCTCCCAGAAAACTGACCTTTTTGAAGTTGAGCCGTTACTCGTATAGTTTTTATACTAAACATTATTCATTTCACTTTCTGTTGCAAAAAATAATACATATCGTGTGCCTAATTCTTTATAATTTGGAATACCATGCACCCCTAGTAAATCACTAAAAAATAGATATCCGTTGAAATTAACGTTACCATAATTTAATAAATTTATATCTGTAAGGCATATTGCCCCTTGCCTTATAGCAATACTGTCTGCCGTTAAATCAAGATATAAATAATCCCCACGTTGATAAAGATGTAGCACGCAGTTATATTCACCTAAAATAATATTAAAACTTTGGTTAGGTGTTATATCTAAAGGTATAATTTGCATATAATCACCACCTAGAAAATACCTGATAAAACTTGATTTATGCGGTCTGATATCATTCCCATGCTAACGTTCCCAGCTTCCTGCTGTTGAGTTGTCGGAGTGCTAGTTTGTTTTAATCCTCCCTGCACTTCACTGCTAGCTGAAACGTCTTTTGTTTGTTCTGCCGATATTCCTGTATCTGTATAGGTTAGTTGTACTTCACGGATTTCTACAAAATTTGCTTTTATATACAATACGCCCAATCCATCTTCACGGCGTAAAGCATAATCAAAACTTTCTAAATTCATGTTACGGTATTCATAAATAGGCGTTTTTATGGAAAAAATTGTAACAGAATTTTTTAATTTATATAACCTGTCTAATACAGACTGTAGAAATGTATTAGTACCGCTAAAACTAAGATTAGCATTTATCTGTATTGGCTCATTTGTTTTGTTATAACTAAAAAAGCTCCCGTTTTCTATTGGGCTAGATACTACAGAACCACCGCAACTAATAGATAAATCAAAAAAAGACGCATTAGGTAATACGTCATCCGAAAAACTCCAACCTGTATCCTGAGCTTTTCTATAATCAGAATTTGAAGGAATTATAATGCTCATTAAAATGCTCCTATTCCTGCAGTTATATCTTGAGGAAATACCGCCGCCGCATAATCAGCCGAACTTCCATAATTATATTGATGATACACAGTAGAACTATTATCCACGTTTCCGCTACCGCCGCCAGCAAACAAAGCAGAAACTCCTCCACCTATAGAGCCTATAACTTTGCCTAATAAAGAGTTAGAAGCAAGCTCGGCTAATCCGTTTAATATTTCAGATATCCAGCTAACAATCGTACTAGCACCAGAAGAAACAGCACTAACAAAGAAATTAAATGCACTTGCCATTGCATTAAAAATAGATTGTACTGTATTTCCTACCTGTTCAATAACATTTCCCATAGTAGAGAATATTTCTATTAAAGAATTTATTGCAGAATTTATTGCTTCTACAACAGAAGTAACCACATCTACAATACTTATAATAACGTCTATTACTGTTCCGATTATATCTGTAATAATACCTGAATTATCCATTAAAAATTGTATTAATGTTGTTATTGCACTAACAATAAAACCTATAACTGCTATTAATGCGTCTACAAACAACGCGAAGCCTTCACTTCCAACTATAGCAGTAAACAAATTAACTACGGCTTGTCCCAATTCCTCAAAACGTGGAATTAATTCAGAAAAAGCGTCTTGAAAATTATTTACAACTTCTATAAATCCATTGTAAATATCATCCAACATAGCTTTTGCATTATCTGTACTTCCAAAGATGGTTTCAAAGAATCCAGATAATACACTATCTCCGCCATTAAGCCATTTTATAAACTCTTGCACCGCAAAACCAATTGCTACAAGTGCAGTTAAAACAGCGCCCCAAGGCGAAAAGATAAAAGCTTTAGCAGCTATTGAAGCTGTTTTTATGGCTACAGCCATATTTTTAAACACGCTTACTAGCTTCATAACGCCAAGACCAGCGAGCAATGGTGCAATGGCTATAATATTATCTGCTAAAATTTTAAACGCACTACCAAGAACGCTAGAAGCTTGTGTAAATACATCACCTAACGTTTTACCAAAAGAACTAATAGAAGGTTCGACTTGCTTCACTAATTCTCTAAAACCTTTGGCTATATTTGTTAGTGTTGGAACAATAGCCCTAAAAATAGGCAATAATCCCATTTTTATACTATGTGTTAGCACTGTAACAGACATAGAATATTCTTTAGCCGCCAATGCGTCCTCTTCTGTAAATGTTCCGATTTCTTTTGCAAGTTCCAACTGTCTGCGAATAGCGTCCCCGCCTTGTTGTAACCATGTGGCGGTCTTTAAATCTGACACACCAATCTGACGGGCGATACCACTTGCTTGTGCTTGGTCCATGTTATGCAATGCGTCTGCAAATTCTAAGATGTAATCTTCTGTTTTCTTCATCTCTCCGTTTGCGTCTGTAACTGCTGGTAATAAACCGTTAGATATAAAGTCAGTATACATTGCACCGCCTTCATTAAACTTAGCGTCTACCATCCAGTCATTGAAGTCTGCGAATATTTCTCCTACTTCATCTGCTTCGACACCTGCCATTTCTGCTGCTGTTCTCCATGCAGATAATGTTTCAATGTTTACACCTAAAGCGTCGCTTAAAGAGCTCACCTGTGTTATTTCATCTGCAAAAGATTGAACAAATCCTGCTCCAGCAAGCCCAGCAAGTGCAGGTCCAACAACACCGCTCATGAGATTACTTAATCCACTTTTTACATTTCCGACTACTGAATTTAATTGTTTATCTAATCCGTTGGCATCCAAACCAAGTTTTATTAGAAATTCACCTACTGTATCTGCCATTATTTATGCTTCACCTCCTCTAGTGCTATTTCCTCATTAATTGCGTTTATCGTAACTATTTCGTAAAGATTTAATAAATCTTCATAGGAATAAATGGTTTCTAATTCGTATAGTGTTGCAAGATGTTTAGATAATACCACTCCAACCTTAACACTAATATTTACATACGTTTCGTAATTACAACGTCCGCTTTCTTTCGGCTCGGGGATTTCGCCCCTTGTCCGAAAAAAGCAAAATTAATTTTTAATGCTTCCATGCGTAACTTATACAACGTTTTTACATCTGCAATAATGCTGTCTACATTACTTGTATTTAATTGTGTCGCAAAGTTTAAATTATTTGGATTTGGAACATAAGAGCAACATTCAAGCAATTCGTTATATAAAGGTTCAATCTTTTCATATTCCAGCTTTCCGAGTACATTAAGCAGACTATCAAAGTTAAAGTTTTTAATTTTATGTTGTACGTTATCCAAACTCAAGCCTGTTAATATGCTTCCTAAAGATTTTGTCCCAGTTAATAAAATAAGTGCTCTATTAATCCAACGTTCCTGTTTTAAAGCAGACATTTGTTTCACTTTAAAAGTTAATTCTTTTTCATCATCAATTATAGTTATAATATTTTCTTTCCTCATATTTTATACCTCATTTAGCTTCTTCAAAATCGAATGTATACGCGATAGGGGCTAACGTTTTTTGCATATCTGGAAGAATTTTACCTGTTTTTAAAACTCCGTAATTATAATTAATTGTTTTTTGTAAAGACGGTAAATTAATCACTAAGTTGCAATAGTATACTCGCTTATTCGTCTGGGAAGCTTTAATTAAATTATCAAAGTACGGAATACACGGGCTAGAAGGTTCAAGCGTGATTGTAATAGTCTTAATACTAGGCGTATAACCTGCCACCATGTGCCCATCTACACCCATACGAGTTTCAGCAATTGTGTCATCACCCTGTGATATAGCCGCGTCCGTAGAAAATTGCTCCAATTTAAACCCCTGTGGATAAAGCTCATCTATGGTCATATAAGAAATCGAATTTGCAGAAGTTATATTTCTGTTCATTTATATTGTCCTCCTTATAAAATTGCTCTTACCGGCACATCTAATCTGTGAACACTACCACCATACGTGTACCATAAACCAACTACAGGACTATCTCTATCAACTCTTACCTGTGCTCCCGGGTCGGAAACTGTTAAATAATATCCATCTGTCATAATCTGGTCAGATACATCAGAGCCTATTTCACTAATCAGAGCCGCTTTCTGACTTTCGGATAAAACAACTCCGGTGTCTATAGTTCCATTGTTCAAGGCTCTATTAATTGGGTCTATACACCATGCGCTTATAGTAGTATAGCCTTCGTCATTGTACGGAACTCGTCCCACTTGTGCTAATCCGTTCATAATGGAAACTTGAATTGCATTTCTTAACCACAAATTACCGATATAAGCGTCTGCAAAACCAAAATTACCACCTATCATTTTCCCTTCATAATATCTAATAAATTCATCAGAACGTGCCGCCCATTTGCCGTAAAAATTGGTTTTTAAGTTGCGCAAATTATTCGCGATAATATTATCTGTTACACTAGGTTCTAGTCCTGTTTGTTTTCTGTGAGCATATGTTATAAGCCCATTTGTAGCGTCCCAATTAATACAAGCTCCAATACTCAATACGAATACCGCATAATCTAATCCACCAAACGTAAGTAATACGCCTTCATAATTGTTGTTTGCTAAGGTTTTAGGAAGGTTAGTGCTAGCATTAGGATTTGTATTATTTTCTTTTGTCGTATAAGGACAATACAAATATTCACAATTTGTACCACTCACCCACTGCGCAAAACCTTCAATAATGTCATCTTCTTGTTCTTCCATAGTGGTGAAAGATACCCAGCTTTGTGAAACACTTGTAACGCTCTGCATATTTTCACTTGGGCTTAATGCAGGACTACCTTTGCTTTCTGTTGCTCCGCTGTCTGCTGTTAATCCTAATATTTTAGCTGGCGTTTGTGCTTTATCTGTTGCGACACTTACAGCACTTGTCGCCCCTGTTGTTTCACTGGTAATAACAAAGGCATTTAAATTACTGTTATAAATAATAGATACTCCGCTTATTTTAGAAGTCAACGCTGTTGCAACATCAGATTGGGTACTGATTGTACTCAAATCTAAGTCTGTAACGCTTACAGAGCTACCATCTACATTAATAGTAAAACTTCCTGCTGTAACGGTTTTAATTTCTTCTATCGTTCCAACAGAACCACCAATTAAAAATCCTGCAATAGCTTCATCTACAAGTTTTGCAAAACTTAATTTTCTCGGTTTTCTAGTGCTTCCGTCATATCCTAGAAAATATTTCTGAGCCGCTAAATATTCATTGGAAAGTGTTCCAAAATATACTCCTACTGCGTCCGAGTTTGAAAACTCTAGCACATTAGGAAACGGACATAAAGAATTTTTTGTTAATAAAAGCCCTGTAATCTCTAAATCTGTACCACCCGCGCTAATAACGCCCGGTACAACATTAACAATCTGGCTTGCAGAAATAGACATATTAATCCCCCTTTTTATGGTTTATGATGTGCGTCTATATTTTCAACACGTAATTTTACATTGCTGAAATAATCCTGTTGTATTGTAGTTTCTTCCCACTTTGTAAAATGTAAAGATACTCTATACCTGTGTAAATATTGGTCTTGTTCATCAGTGTACGGCAAATACTCGACATCATCTGCATAGTTAAAACCAATATCATATTTATTAAAAAAATCTACAGCTATATAACTGCGCCCTATACTTTCTATAGTAGCCGCTTGTTTTTGTGCAATTTCTTGTTTTATATTACAAAAATCAACGTCTACTATATATTCGCGCAATGTTTTAGTTGTAATTTTATTGTCTAATGATTTTTCATAGTTGTTTATATTTGTTCCAATTCTTAAAGTATCCTGAACACTAATTACAATAAATTCCTGCGTCTGAGGTAAAGCCATTCTATTTTGCCAACCTCTAAAAATATTATTCTGTATTGCATTAGGTGCGTAAGCCATTACAAAATCATATACCGCGCCTAACATTTAATCACCCTCTTTATACCAGCTAGAAGCAGTAAAGTCTGGCGGTTCTACTTGTTGCGTTATACCAGCATTACACCAGCCATCTTGGCTCCAATCTTCAATAACGCTAGTAATAAGCCAGTAGGTGCTGTCAGCTCTTTTTATAATGTCCCCATTTCTTAATATAGGCATACGTTGTATACCGCTTACGGGCATACTCTCATCAGAATAAACGAATATTTGTTCACTTGCCTTTGTGTCGTTAACACGTTCTAGGTGTTCTAATGCTTGTGCGTCTAGTGCTTGTATATTAGCTTGTATATCTTGTGGTTCTAGGTATACAGGTGTAACCTTGCCTTTGTTATTTACTTGCCCATTAGATTGGTACAAAATACAATCCTCATCTGGATGAACAGCTGTAATCATACCTCTAACTACATCATGCAAATTTAAACCAAGCATTTAATCACCCCTCAACTTCATAACTCACGGAAGATATCATAAGCCCACTATCAATCAAAACTGTTTCTGGATTAATAGCTTTAGTGTTTTTACCACTACGACCTCTACGTCTTTTTATAGCTACAGTTTTAGGTGAGTTCCCTCCAGGTTCCCAAGACCTTATTGTTTTCTTTACATCACCAACGGCAACGATACCAGCTTTTCTATAAGCGTTTAAAACGCTGTTTCTACTAAAACCGCCAAATTTAACACTACTTTTTATACCTTTTACCCACTTTTTTAAGTTTTTTCTTACAGTTCTTTTCAGAAACGGTCTACGTGGATTATGAATACCCATTTCATTCAGATATGCAACATAAGCAACTGGCGTTCCATCTGGATATCTAGCATTCTGAAAAAAGCCAATTTTTAGATTAGCTTTCATTCCTGCTAGCTCTTTGAGTTTTTTATTCAGCTTATCTTGACCTGTAAATTTAACTTCGGCAGTAATCAAAATATCTCACTCCTAACCGATATTTTGCTGTTGCTTGCCAGTACATAGAACCGCATAAGGTTTGTGTATACCAGTTAGCGTTTACTAATGGAGTAACGGAAACATTAACTTTTCCTTCAGTAGCAGCAGTAATGGTCCCGACAATGGTATCGCCACGTTTTTTTAGAGTAGCAATATGGCAGGTTAGCATATAAAGCAACATGGTTCTTTCCTGTATATCTTTTACCTTAGAATTAGGTGTGTTATCTAACAATAATGTAGCTGCATTAAAATAATTTTCTAAAACAGTATCATCAACGTTGTTAAATTGGGGATATAGAGTTTTAAAATCACTTGCGTTAAAAACAACTACATTGTTATTCATATTTCATCACCCTTTATATTCTTTTTGTTTTGGATCTACTGGTTCAAAACCATGTCTTAAATCCACACGTTCCTCTGCTTCTTTTCTCACATCTCTAGTTTCAGAAACGAATAAGAGTCCATTCTTGATAAGCTCCATATTTTGGTAATGTGTTTTAATCCATTCCCAAGCTTCCCTAGGTACGCCCAAAGTTACACCATAAGCACCAATCGGGAGGATACCACGGTCTTTACCTACTAAATTAGTTGCATTGCCATTAAATACTATGGCACGTTTATTTCCGTTCTTATCTGGAACATAAAACTTCATATTTCGTGGATAGTTAAGGCATACAGTAACAGTATCGCCTGTTGTCTGCATTGGTTTTGTGTTTACGTGTTTTTCACTTACACCGCCAATTACATCACCATTTTTAACTGTTCTATCGATAGCCACAGTTTTTTTAGTGGTTTTTGGTTTATATGTTTTCGTTCTTTTTGTAGTAGATTCCATCTAATCACCCTTAAATTTTTATATTAAAAAAGGGTGGTAATCCACCCTCATGATTTATACACCTGTCATTGTTGCGATTGCAAACGGTCTATATACAATAGCTCCATAAGTACCGAATACGTATTTTTGTTCATACCAGCTAGTTTTTGGCACTACACGTAAAGCACGCATTTTTTCGGAAAAGCCAAGTTCTGCAACTGGGTTTCCTTGTACTTCTCTAGCCGCCAACATAACAACATTACCACTAGTAGCAGCTAATTCTGGTAAAACAACTACAGTTAAGTTCTGGAAATATTTATTGAGCATATCTAAAACAGATACGTTGTAATCTGTAGCTTTGCCAAGTAATACATTGCTTGCTGGGCATACCGCTAATACTAAATCTGAACTTTGGTCAACTAACCCTTGGCTGTTTTCAAATAATTCAGCCGCTAACAAAAGTACATCATCGTAAATTTGCTGGGTTGTTTTATCAACCCATTTAGTATCGCTAGTATTTACAGTGGCTGGTGCAATTGTTTCTGGTAAGTTTGGTTCATTGAGTAATCCGTAAATCTCTTTACCAGATACACCATATAAATAATATTTGTTGCTATCAATGTTGATGATAGTTGCAGCACTACGTTGTTTTTCTGCTGCAAGATTAATCATAGCTCGACCAGATACCGCCATTTCTTGTTCACCATAGCGAATATTAGTCTGTGCTAAGAAGTTTTGACGGTATGGATATGTTACGTTTATATCTGCTGTAGCACCATTGCCAAAGTCTGTATATGCTGTACTTTGTCCTGTTGCTTCGATAGCACGGAATACGGAACCGCTATAAGTCCAATCGCCTTTCTTAGTTTCACCAAAGATTTTTCTTGCATTAGTTGGAGCAGTTAAAATATCAATTACTTTTGGGTAGATATAAGTAGTGAATACTGCTGGTACCCCACTATTTGGCGGAGTAATAAGCGCACTATCACTTGCCAACTTAGCAATATTTTTACTTGTAATTAAGCCTTTGGCTCCATCAAAAATAAAGCCTTTTTCTCGCATTTTCTGTAATGCTTGACGTTCATTCATGTTTTTTTTACCTCCTTTATGCGCCTGCGGTTGTTGTAATGGTTACGTTTGTACTCCCATCAAAAGAAGCGTTGCCATTCGTAGTACCACTTAGCGTTATGGTTCTTGCGGTAGCTAACTTTGTAGCCGTTGCGGCGTTTCCAGTACAAGCTTGAGAACTTTTAGCAACTGCTACATTGTTTATCTTAAAAGTTGTTTTTGTTTCAGCCATTTTAAATCACCCTTAACTGTTTAAAACTTTGACAGTATTTTTAGTAACCGTTACTTCGTCATTCTCCCCCGTTACATCTGTAACCACGCTTAAAGTATGTGCCGCCGCTGTGGTACTAACAGCAGGAGTAGCACCATAGTTACTAATAATTGCTGTTTCTCCGCTTTCTGCACTAGTTACAAACGCCCAATCTGTTTCTACTGCACCACTAACTGTACCGCCAGCAGTACCAGCTTTAACTGTTCCATCTGTAGTACTAGCAAAAACTTTTTGTCCCGCTGTTACACTTTCACTTACAAGAACATAAAAATCTCCTTCTACCTGTACGTTAACAGAACCGCCAATAGGTACCATGTTAGTAGTGTTACCAGCTGTTCCATCTTTTGGAAATGCTACTAATGTATTAATTGGATAGATAATATCTCTAGCTACAAAACCAAGTGGTTTACCACTGCCAGTATTTTTTACTTGTCCAGGATTACTTGTATCATCCCAGCAAAAACCACCGATTGTTAAAGTTGTATTTGCAATTCTGCCAAGTGCTGTGCTAACTACTGGATTGTTAGAAGCAAATGCACCCGGTACACCAATTGCAGGATATATATTTACTGCACTTTGAAAATCTGCCATATTTCTTTACCTCCTATACAATATTGTCTAATCTTGCAAAAATTGAAGATGTTTCTTCATCGAGATTGCTACCAGAAAACGCACCATCATTTGCCATTGGATAAGTTGGTCTGTTTTCCAATAACATATCGACCATGCCTTCGTACGCCTGCTGGTTGTAATGTTCTGGATTTTTACCAAGACTTCTAAGAGCAAAAGCATAGATAGAATTTGCACTATCGAATGCAAGCGGGTCTGTGATAGTTCCAACTAAAGGTTTAACTTTGTTAGCAGCTTTATTTAAAGAGCGATAATGTTCTTTAGTTTCAGCAATAGCTTTTGCTTTTGCGTCTGCAACAACTTTTTCTTTGAAGTTTTTAAAACTATCTTCACCCAATGCACGCTTCATGCCTTCGCTTTCATGCTCGCTATCAATTCGTTTTGGATTAGCTTTTTCGCGTTCTTCACCATAACGAATACCCATTTCAAACGCTTCTTTGAATGTAGGGTCTTTCATTTTTTCTTCAAGCCAGTCATCATCTTTAGCAGGTGGCGGATTACCTTTCATTGGTTCAGCAGGTTCAGATTTTGCAGGTGTTCCCATATCTTCATCTTTACCGCCACAAGGTGCGTCTACTGCGTCTGGTGTTTCACCTTTTAATTTTTCCAAAACACCTTTGTAAGTAGTTTTTGTTTCTTCATCTAAGCCCGGCATAAATTTATCAATAATTTCATCAATTGTTGCGTCCTTATCGATATCTAAGCCGACTTCACGTGGGTCGTATCCTTCTACTTGTGCTTCGATTACATTTAAAGCTTTTTGAAAACCTGCGGATAAGACTTCGCTTGCTTCAATGTCTAAGTTAGCGTCATTGGCTAAACCATTGCGTCTTTTCTTAAAATCTAAAATGATTTGTTTTTTAGTCAATTTTTCTTCACTCCTTCTTTTCATAAAATCTGGTTTTTTATCTGCAACGGATACATCATGTCCCGCCCTACCTTCTGGGACCAACGCAACATGGTTTCCAGAAATATTTCGCATTACAAAATCGTAATGGATTTTCTGCCCGTCCATCTCATATTCACCGGGCGTAAAGTCTGGTGTGAAACGATAGGCGCAAGATATTTCTTTAGTGCTTCCATCTTCAATCGCCTTGATAGCTTCTGCGTCTGTTACAGTTAGGCTATTTTTTAAGTATGGAGCTTCAAATATTGCATCTGTTCCTGTACTGCCTACTACATATTCTTTTGGCTGTACGTCTGCGTTAATGACGTGATGTTCCATTAATAGTGGTAATCCATTAAAGGTTTTTACTGCTTTTTCTAATTCTTTCGGGTCTCTAAGTGCATAATAAATGCGGTCGGCTTCTAAGCCTAAATCTTCATAATCTGGAATTTCACTTCCTAGATATGGATTTACACAGGCTTTAGAGATAGGAGTTATCTTTACATGTAAGTACCCATTATCATCAATAGTTCGCACTGTTGTTTGTGCGTCAAAAACAAGATTACCTTTCATTTTTCTCACCCCCTTTCAAAAATGAGTATAAAAAAACCGCTTACCTAAATCGGTAAACGGTCGTTTGTTATGGTATATTATTCTTGCGTGATAAGAGCTCTATAACTTTCATCACTGCAATCTTCCATTACGCAATATTTATTGTTTGTTAAATCCTTATACACAAAACATTTTTTATTCTTCTGGATATTTTTTATATTATTTTCTTGCACATCTTGTGCGTTAATAAATCTTTTTATTTCTTCAAGAGTACCTTCAATTGTTAATTTCATAACACGATTACCTCTATCGAATTAATCACACCGCAAATTAATATTACTACGCCATTTGACATACTCCCCATGCCTAAAGGCAGGGGATTCTTGGATACAAACGATACTTGCCTACTAAAATAGCAGGTCTTACTATATCTCTCCAAAGAAGGTTGATGCCCCAACCTTGTTTTTTAGCGAGCTTATATCCCCATAAATAAATTTAGGGGCTTTACGCTCGCATTTTGTAAAAGTTATTATCACCAGCGTGGTCAAATGTGGCTACCTCGCAAATTTGATTGTCTATAACCACAAAAGACTTTATATCCAGACCATCTGCATTTAGATTTTTAGGATAATTGTTGTTTAAATACTCACATAACTCGTTAACGTTTTTTATTTCTTTTATGGCGGTTAGCATTTCTTTTATCATTTAGCATCCCTCTTCATCTCAGACAACCAATTTAACAATATCTTCAATCTTACTCAATATATGTTCATGACCTGCAATGGCTTCTTCTTCGGTTTTATATCGTTTGGTGTATATTGGTTCACCTTCAATAAATAGGCCCAAGAATAACCCTTTAAATACAACTACTTCATATCTCATTTGGTGCATGTGTTCATAAATAAGTGCTGTGTTCTTGCTTCCATGAGCTAAATCCACTGTAGATATTTGATAGATAATACCGTCTATAGCAACAAAAGATTTTTTATCTAATCCTGACATTCTTTCATAATCAGTGTTTAAGTATTCACATAATTTATTTACATCTTTTGTTTCTTTTATTGCTTTTATTAATTTTCTTTGTTCTTCTGGAATATTCATATTCCCATCATCTCCTAAAACGTTTATATATATTATTATATCAAAATAAATTAATCAAAGCCCGGTATAAGTGTCTCGAATTGGCAATTACAATATACAAGTTCGCCCGGCTTAACATTTTTATGAACATCACTATCATACAGACCATCATCAAGATTAAAGACCTTGCCATTCATTTTTATATGAGTGATACGACTGCTGTACTTACCCGGTACATGTATCCAGCGTCCCTTTGTTGCTCCTACTGCTTTAGCTTCAAATATCGCGAACTGCTGTGTAGTTTTATTTATTTGGTCTCTTGCTAGTAATGCAGTTTTATTATTACTTTTTACGTCTAATGGTTCCATTATTTTATCTATTTCTTCGTTTAAGTACTGCATATCAAAGCCTGTTACAAATGCATTGTTTACCGCCTGTTGTACCGTGTATAAATATTGTTGTGGTATAGATTTTATAAGAGCAACGTTATTATCTGTAATTTGTTTTATAATCTCTTTATCTTGCTTAGAATATCTAGGCTTTAGCGTCATACCCATTTGTTTAAGTTTTCGCATTACTTGTGCAGCAGTTCTTTTTCTTGTTTTATCTGTTATCCATCTAGCAAATTCACGGCTTTTTTCATCGTATCTTTTATACCACTTTTGGCGGAGAAATTTCATTACCTGTGCCCATGTATCACTAACTGCGTCTTGAGCTACATTTCTTTTTAAGTAGGATGTAAGCTCTCTTTTAACGTCTTTTTGCATTTCATCAAGCAAATCTTGCAATTGTTGTCTGTATTTAATCTCAAAGGCTTTATCTGGTCTACTGCGTCCGAATGTCTGTTGATTACTCATACTACTTCAACAACTTTCTTTTCGGTTGGTTCGTCTGGATCTAAATCTGGATTGAATGGTTCTAATGGGTCATTATCTGGTTTTGGTTCTATATATGGGTCTAAATTGTTATAACCGCTGTCCGGGTCATCAATAAGTTTTTGGCGGATTTCCTCTGGAGATAATACACCAAGTTCTGCATACATATTAGCAATCTCGGCTTCTTTTTTATTGTTATCAGTCTGCAAGGATTTATCCTGTTCAGATAACGGAGCAAATTTAAATACTATGCTGTCATCAACGGAACCAAATTCATTGAGTTGCAAAATTTTAAGAACTGTGTTTAATGGTTCTCTAAAAATCTTTTCTTGCAGGCTTTCGATATTGTCATAGTGGTTTTGAAGGTCTGCGTCCCCTGTATTAAATCCAGCAGGAGAAATCCCCCACATCTTAGTTACAGGCTCATTAAACATGGCGGCTACATATTCCATTGATTGACGGACTAAATCTGTAACACCGCTTAATGTCGTAGTCATAACTACAATATCTTCACTATTTTTATCTATGACTGCACATCCGTCATTGTCCCTTTGTTGAACAAAATATCTAATACGATTTTGCAGTTCTGCGTCAAAACCGCCAGATAAAACATTTTCCATATTGCTTTTAAAAATCGTTAGCGAATATTTTTGTAACAATCTGGATGCACATTCTCTATTAGCAGTGAAATGACTGACTGCGTCTAAAACTTTTTGAGATAACGACAAGCCAAAGAAGTTATATGCAGGTTTTAGCATTACCGGGAGTTCATTCTCTGCAAAATATAGAACTCGGCTCGAATGAACTGGTATACCTTGAATATACCAAACATTAGGCTTGTAATAATCGTCCGCCATTGGATTGGTAGAGTTATATTGTCCCGGAGAAATATTATAAGGCTCAATTAATTTGATACCTTTAAAACTTCCTTTTGGTATCGTGTTGGGGCTTAATGTCAATGGATTTGCTAGCCCTTCAGTTGTTTCACCTACATCAATAAAGCCTAGGCAACCGCCAAAATATCCACAAAAAGAACTAGCCTTATTGAACACATCTTTTATTTTGTATTTCTTTAACGCTTTTCCTAATTGTTTAATCTTGTCGTTTTGTTCATCAGTGTTTACCTTATTTTCATCTTCGCCTGTACTTTTTAGTTCGCCCCATTTGCGAGTCATTTCATCGGCTCTCATTTCTACACCTGCACGGATTAGCCCGTTTTGTGTAAGAGCAGATAAAACACCATATCCAGCAAATACTGGTAAACCTTCTTCGCCTAAACCCTCTAGTGCATGTCCCAAGAGTGTACCAACCGGAGAAAAACATTTATCTAGTGCCATCTGTACTTCTTTTGGCGGATTTCCAAGTGTTTCAGGTAGCTTGTAATCATCTGCTGTCAATGGTGGTTTATACGAGTCGTTTATTATATTCGGATTTATTTTATTTTGTCTGATTCTATTATTTGTATAGCGTTTATTTCTGCTATTTTTGTATCTGCCCAAAATTACTCACCTACCTTCTAAACAAACTTGGATTAATTTTCATTGGTTTGCGTTGTTGCAATTCTCTTAATGCTTGTGTAGTTGCGTCCACTTGGTCATCATGTGCAACTACCGGGAAATTAGTTAATTCTGTTTTATAATCCTTTACCCATGGAGCGATTAGCGGTGATGGTATATACACATTACCAGCTTCCCACATAGGAGTTACTGCATAAGCCCTAGCCACTTTACTTTCTTTTGGAATTATTGGAACTATTCCTTGTATTTCTTTTTTTAGTACATCAATCACGGCTGGACCATTGGCTTTATCTTCTACTAGCTTTTTAAACGCTCTCGGGTGCCTGTTAGATAACTTTACAAACTCATGGATTGTATCAGTAAAACTCATGCGGTCTCTAACTTGGTCTATAAGGTAACAATCTGCACCTTTACGCCCCCACACTTGACCTACTACGTAATCTGTAGTATCTGTGGCTTTAAATGCCATATCCCAGCTAATTATCATGGTATCAAAGCTGTTCGGTAATGTAGTCCAGTATTTTATCCATTCTTCTTTAAATACTGCACCGCCATCTATTGTTGGTCGCTGTTGATACAATGCTTCCCAATCACGAGAGCCAACATCAGATTTTATTCTTAATAATTCTTCCAATGGATAACGTTCTGGATGTAACGCTTCGCCTTTCTTGCGGTGCGGCTCATCATGGGTAGCTATAGCAGGATATTCTATAACTTCCCATTTCTTAGTATCCTTATCTTTTTCCAAAAGCCTTCCGCATAGGTCGTCATGGTGCCACCTCGTCATTATGATTAAAATTCCACCACCAGGGGCAAGACGAGTATATAACGTAGATGTATACCAGTTATATACCTTATCTCTTATCGTTGGACTGTCGGCTTCTTGGCGGTCTTTGAATACGTCATCTATGATTAGAATATCGCCACCCATACCAGTGATACCAGCACCAACACCTGCGGACTTATATACACCTTTATGACCTACAACTTCGAAGATATCACTATTTCGTAAGTATGTTCCATCTTTTTTACTTGAATTTTTACCACTAAGAGTAGAGTCTGGAAATAAATTGCGATATAAATTGTTATCCATTACCCTTTGTACATCTCTATTGTTTCGGCTTGCTAAGTCCGAAGAATAAGACGTGGCAATTATTGAAGTATCTGGATATCTGCCTAAAACATATGCAGGAAATCGTCTGGATGCTATTTCCGTTTTACCGCTTCTTGGTGGCATAGTAAGCATTAACCTTGGGCTTTCCTTGCGTTTAACCTTATCCAAAAAATCATCTAACTTTTGGCAAATTTCCTCGTGTACCCACCCCGCTTGATATTCTGGGAACGTGTACAAGGTAAATCCTAGTAACGTCTGCCTTGCTAAACTTCTACGCAATAATTCTTTTAAAACTTCTTTATTTTCCATTTTTAAATACCTCATGCGTTAAGTTTAGTAGCTCATCCTTATCCATACCAGATAAATTGATATCGATATTATTTTTTTGCTCGATTGTGATTTTATCATCAGCACCATTGTTGATTTCTTTCTTGAGTTTTTCAATACGGAGTTTTTGTTCCTCGGTGGCTAGTTCGGAATTACACATTTCTTCATACTGCTTAATTAGGTTCATAAGTGTGCCCATAGCCCTAGATTGAGCCATTAAAAACGTTGCCTGCTTGTCGTATACTTCCGTGTATTGGTAAGCCATTCCCTTACCTTCTGCCACTACACGTTCCGTAAAATCGTCTGCGTCTTTAACATACATGATTTTTTGAGAACGGATAATAGCTGCATACTTAAGGCAAATGTTTTCCCATAAAATATCTAGTGGAGACATGGTTTCTATCGCTCCCACAAGCTCCAAAGTTTCTGCTGGCAAATATTTAGCAAACAGCCCATGTTTTACTGCGTTAATATTTTTATTTGGAGCACCTCTGGTTTCAATCTTTTTTTGTTTTGTTTTGGTTTCCTTTTTGGTATCTTTTTTTTGAGTCCATTTTTCCTTGCTAGCCCAGCGTTTTATAGTACTTATACCTATTTTGAACCGCTTAGATACTTCACCAAAACTCATACCATTTTGATACGATTTTCGTATCATTTTCTTTATTTTTTCATCATACGCCAACTCACCTCACCACCGATATTTTTAAATAAAAAAGCCACTAGCAATAAGCTAATGGCTCTGTATTTCTGATATTATTTTATACTATTATTATATCATTTTTTTATGTTTTAAAAGCGACAAAAAAAGCGACAAAAATTTAATTTTTATATTTAGTGTTTAAGCAGATAAACAAGCACCCCTGTTGACACGCTTCATTACCAAAAATGTTTATAGCTAATTTGTTTATAGCTGTTCTGGCTCTACGTTGGCAATTTCTGGCGGAATATTTAACTATTTCAGCGACTTGTTGCCATTGGTAGCCATTTATATACTTTTGTGTAAGTATCGCAATATCAATGCCTTCCAACTCATTTAATGCCGTATCGATTTTGGTTATAAGCTTATAAATTTTGTTTTTGTTATCCTCTAATTCCATTTTCTTAAGAGATAACTTTTCTTTTTTAGCGTACTGACTTTCTAATCCTTCAAGCTCGCTATATCCTCCGCTTTCTTTGTCATACTTAGCGATTTTAGCATCTGTTATGGCTTTTATTTGTTCTTCCGTGTCTTTCAATTCAGCTGTATAGCTTTTTAATTTAGCCTTAAAAAAGTTATAATTTTTCAAATAATCATAGGTTAGATTTTCGTAGTCAGAATAAGTTTTCATGTATTTTACCTCATTTATTTTTATATTTAATCGTTACAAGCTCCATGTTTCATAATTGTTTATCTTGTTATCCCAATGTAAAAACCTAATCTTTTTAAACACACGAAAGATTTTATACAACTTTTTATGATATTTTCCGTAGATATCTGCAACTTCTGTATCATCTTCTAAATATTTAATAGTGTTATACTTGTTTATTCCATCATGTCCTTTAATATATGGAACTTCTATAATACCAATTTCTTTATCATTGGTGATATCTTTAACGCTAAACTTAATTCTAGCTATAACCCAATCATCACCCCAAAAATTCATATTTCCAGATATCAGACCATTCGGATTGCCTTTTGTTTTATTCCAATGCAAAAACTGTAAATTATATTTATTTGTTGAACTATATCCGTTAACCTCTTTTAGTTTATCTAGTAGTCTGGCTTTTACCTTGTAATTAGTTGCAATCGGGAAAATCTTTTGCATTGCACTTTTATTTTTAAAGTTAAATTTAACAATAACATTATCGTATTTTATAGTTTTAATCATGTTCTTACCTCACCATTTTCTTTTGTTTGCGTTAGCACCGATAAAGATTAATAGTACCAACTGTCCTAAAATTACACCTGCAAAAAAAGACGCTACATATCCCATAACAACACCCCTAAAACCTGTTATTTTTTATACTTTTTATAGTGTTATTTTCCATGTCCCAAAACACTATTTTTATAATACATATATTATGTCTTTTAACTAAATGCTTATTTGCTAGTCTAAAAACTCTCCTACAAAATGCATGGAAAAAGTTCTCTCTATTTCTATTTTCTACTGCTTTTTTATATGTTGTATCGTTGCATTCTCCAGCATTGGTTAGTGGATTTATTTTATCTTTCATTTCTTTAGTTCCTTTGCTACTTTCTTAGAAAATTCTTTTGCAAATCTATGTTTTAATGTACAGTTATTTTTATTACATGGTTTCTTATTAATCCAACACATATACCCTGTGTCGGCTTCATAGTACTGTTCATTACATTGCATGATTATTTCTCCTTTTCGAGCTTTTCCGAAAGCCTAATTAGTAGTGCAGCAGTTTGATATATTTCTGCCTGTATGTTGTTTTTACCGCCTAATTTAGCTTTCGTTTTGTTGGGTAGGTACGTTTCATTGATAGCTTGGGCAATCTCTCCGACTTCTTCTTGAATTAATCCTAGCCATTGATGTGGGGTGAGATGATATTCATCACCCCACTGTTTTTTCTGTTTCTTTACCTCACCCATAACTTTATTTTTAATTTCTATTAATGTGTACATTGGTCTTGGTATTTCTCTGCCTAGTAAATCATCTAGGGAAACATTAAGCTTGTCAGCAATTTTACATAATGTTGAATATTTAGGTTCTCGCCCTGCGTTTTCGTAACCTTTGTAAGTCTGATATACAACATCTATTTCTTTTGCAAACTCTTTTCCTGTCTTGTATCCTGCAATTTTCCTAAAATATCGAAGTCTGTCTTGAAAACTCATATGTTTCACCTCTTTAAAAATCATTTTCTAGCAGATTTATAGTACGAGCTGGCTTGTATTTTACAGGTTCATCATAGATTGCATATTTTTTTATCAATCTTACTAAATCTAAATTTTCATTTTTATGACAACATTTATTTATCTCTGTCCATATTTTTTCAAAAATAAATTCTGCATTTCTTAACGACGAACCAGAAATATTTCGATATTGAATAAACTCACATTCTTCATCAGAGTCGTATCCTTCACACACACCTATATATATTTGCCTTTTAATATCATCAATGCCTATATTACGAATACTTTTTAAATCATAAATAAGTTTATCATTAAGATTTATTAACATAATTAATACCTACTTCCTTATATTTCTTTAAAATTGATATTCGGATATTTTTCAAGTAGCAGTTTTTTCTTGTTGATGTAAACTCTCGTTTTCATGCCTTTTACATCAATCACTTCTTCTATGCCATTAGCATACTTGACTACAAAATCCGCTCTATAGCGAGTCGCTTTTATTCGTTCTCCATTTTCTCTTGTAAAAGCGTCTTGCAATGTGAAATCCTTTTGCATAACGAAAGACTCCACGATACCAGCTTTTTTCAAGAGTAAAAGGTTTGAATAATAGTCAGCTTCTTTTTTGCTGTCAAACGTAATTCCGTTTATTTCCGTTTTAACAGCGTTATATTTGTTTTTAGGTCTATTTATATCTGTATCTATTTTTTTCTTTTCTATGGGCTTCTTATGCGTTTTAGCAGTATATTTAATGCCCAGCTTTGATAGTTGTTCTTCTGTTACATCTTCCCAACCTTTCATAGAACATCATCAACCCAATACTCGACAGCCTGACCACCGAATCCTTCTAAAACTTTTCTCTGTGCCACCTCTTTTTTTGCATAAACACCTTGAATAAAGCCTTCATCGATAACTATATATATTTTTCTTTTTGGAAATATACTATCTTTTAAGGTGTTGTTTATTTGTGTTAGTTTATTTTTTATTTCATCATTACTAGCTTCGTTTAAATTTATTTTGCTAATCAACTCGTCTAGTTCAAAACATATATCATTAACTTTCATTATTCGACCTCTTCAAATTCTTTTTTTATTCTCTCAAAGCTCTTATATATTTCCTCAAACGTTTCTTTTATTTCTAGAGTTACGCTTCTGCATAATAGGTTTTCATCTTCCCCTACGTAATATATAGCTTTTACCCTATAATCTTCATATTTGTCTACGACTGACGGTCTTTCTATTTCCAAACAAAATACATCTGATTTTCTTATTATTCCTGCATTACCACTTATAAATTCACTCATGATTAAACCTCCATTATTTTAAAGCACGCCATATTTCATCTTTCTCATCGTTTATATTCCAATTCGTTGGTTCTTCATCCAGTTTGCATTTTACATAACCATTAGCAATATGAGCGAATGGGCAACTTGAACATTCTAAGTTATCTATACAAACATCTTTTATGATTTTTAAAGCTTCTATAATTTCTTTTCTGCTGTGTTCCATTTTTAATTCTCCGTTAATTCTGGGTTGTCCCACTTATTACCGATTACTTGGTAATAACTTATGTCTTCTATCCCTACTATCCAATGTTCAAAACTAATTTTAAATCCTGCTTCCTCTTCATCCCAATAAACAAGACCTAATGTTGCATCGTCTAAATCTTGAACAATATCTCCTTCATAGGCTTTATATTTACCGCCATAATCTTCTAGCCCTATACATTGACCTACTGTATTTGGATCCACTCGTATTCCGCAGATAAATACATGGATTTTGTCTGGTTCTATATCGTCATGTTCAGTTGAAATGTTTTCTCCATAAATCCAATCTCCGACTTTATAGCCTAGTGTTTTTAAAAATCTGGTTCTATGGTCTATTATCTTGCCCCTAAATTTAAACTCTCTCATGTTTTTATATCTCCCTTTCTAGTCCCAATATTGGTTGTCTGCAAGTTTCACATTCGTTTTTATATCTACCACAAATCAACTCATTCCCGCACGTCAATAATTCAAATCTATATTTCTGTTTAACATCTGGATATTTTCCATGGTCAACTTCACTCATGAACATATCCAAAGGTCTAACATATTCTTTATATGTTCCGTACAACGCTCTATATACTACAAATTTTTCTTTTGTTTCTGTGTGTTCGGCTATTGTTATAATTTTGTATTCATTACCCTTAAAATGTATCCAAATATCGTCTGTTCTAGGTAAACTTCTATTTTTGACCATGTTTAGCATCTCTCTTTCTATCTATATCTGCTTGTATATCTTGGGGTGTGTATCCCATTATCTCGCCTACGCAAATTAATTTTCCGTAAGTTATGGATCCGATAGCTGTTCCCCAAAGATTTACATATCTAGCTAATAACTTTTTATATTGTTCTTCTGCTCTTAATCTAGTATCTATCAAGAGCCGGTGTTGCTTTTGGTAAATATTTTTCTCAAATCCCATGTTTATTCACCTTCTCTATCCACTCTATAAAGTTCTAATTTCTCAAACCCGTACTTTTCCGTAATTAGATTTATTCTATTTATGATTTTCCCAACTATCCAACATAATATCGTTACTTCTTTTTCATCTTTGCATACTCTAAAAAGTTTGTAAGCTGTCAACACAGCAAAATATATATTGCTTTTTAGTTTATTTATGGATTTTTTAGTTCTTGGAAAGTTGCTTGATGATGTTTTTGCCATTACTTTTGTTCCTTTTTTAAAGTTATTTCTACAGATAAGCCTGTGTTTTCATTGGTGTATACTGTTTTATTCTTTAACATAAAATCTTCTACATCTGGATAATCTTTCACGAAGTTCAAAATCATCTTGCTGACAATCTCTATATAATCCAATTTATCTTTTAAGTTTATATCGTCCACGTTTACCACTCCTTAAATTGTCGAAATTATAAAATAATCAGGTGAACATTTAACGATTGATTTAATCATCTTGCGTTCTCCGTCATTCGGTTTTATTCTGCCGATAGATTTTAAATATTCAGCTCGTTTATATAGTTCATCAATCTTACCGCTATCGTAGTAATATGCTACTTCTCCGTAATGCATACCTGTTTTTCTTATAAGATTATTTATACTGTCCCTTCTTTCTTGAAGGGCCATTTTTTTCAAAGCAGCAGCAGTTTTAGCTTTGCTTTTTCCGCTTTTATTTAGATAGGCTCTTTTTTCTTTTTTATAACGTTTGTATCTTTCTTTATAACAAATCATTTTGCATTCAGGGCTACAGTATTTAGCGTTTGCATGTAGCCCTATTATTTCTTTTCCGCAGTGTAAGCAATATCTACTCATGTTTATCGCCTCTTAAATCACTTGTTTTTAAACCTACTCGTTTTGTCTTACCTGTGAAGCTTATATAATAATTAGTGGACCTTAATCGATCGATAATTCTCCCTGCATACGTCTTTGCTAATTCCTCTTTAGTAAGATTAGTCGTTACGATTATTGATTTTTTTCGGTTATATCGCTCTGTTATAATGCTATTCACTTTAGATAACACCCATGGTGCAGATACATCTTCACTTCCTAAATCATCAACGATTAATAGGCTTGTAGTTCGTAAGCGAGTTTCATAATTCATCCATTCTTCGGTATTTCTAATTTTCATAGAGTAGAGGCTGTCCATCATTGAACACATGGGAACGAATAATCCTCGACCGCCTTGTTCTAGATATTTACGCAATACACATATAGCAAGTGTTGTTTTCATGGTCCCATAACTTCCAGATAAGATAAGACCTTCTCCGTTTGCTATATGCTGTTCTATATTGTTAGCGTAATTTAATACCATATTTGCATTTTCTTTTATATCTTCGGTAGGAACTACGTTTTCAAACTTAATGGACTGAAAACGTTCCATTATTCCTGCACCTTCTAATATTTTTTTATCAATCCCAGTCGTTTGTTTCGTTGGCGAACTTTGCTTCTGCATCTTCAATTGTTTCAATTGCAGGTTTCGCAAATATTCTTTTACGTCCACTTGTTTTTCTTTGTCGAACCATTGGGGTTTCTTTTTCTGTGCTAATTGTTGTATCTGTTCCATTATCTACCCTCGCTTCATTCTTTAATATTCCCTCTATATATCCTAGAGAACGCTTATTTCTCATCACGGCAATTTTTATCGCATTTTCAATGGCACTAACTCCGTACATATCGATAAATTTTATTAGAGCAGTGGTTTCTATAGAAGAACAACACAATCTGCCTGTAATCTCTGTTGTATACAAATTGCAAACATAATCTAGTTGTTCTTCTATAGTAGTAGTAGATATATTATTAGTAGTAGAATTATAGACTGAACTTTTTTCAGTAGTCTGCTGAACTTTTTTCAGTAGTGCTACTGAACTTTTTTCAGTAGTCTGCTGAACTTTTTTCAGTAGTGCTACTGAACTTTTTTCAGTAGTCTGCTGAACTTTTTTCAGTAGTGCTACTGAACTTTTTTCAGTAGTCTGCTGAACTTTTTTCAGTAGTGCTACTGAACTTTTTTCAGTAGCTGTTTTTAATAATTTTTCATTTATTTTATAAATATTCGGCTTACGTTTTAATGAGTTATCTTCTAATTTTATTATTAATTTATTGTTTATAAGTCTGATTAAACAATTTATAACCGCCCTCTGACTTAATCCTGTCCATTCACATAAATAAGCCGTACTAGCATTAAATATTCCATCACCGCCATTATTTTGAGAAAAGCTGTAGATGATAGCATATATAAATAAATCGTTAGCTTTAAGTTTTAAATTTGTTACCATCCACCCGTATACTTGAAAATTGCTATCATCTTTTAGTTTTCCCATATTTCCACCTCGTTAGTTTTCTGGCTGTAAAGGTTGCTGTAATATTTCTCCAGTTTCTTTATCAACCACTTTTTCATCTTCTTGTACTTCTTCGTTTTCTTCTGGTGTGATATCAACGATAGTTTCATCTTCTTCGTCCACCATGTTGGCACTAATATTGCTTTTGATGGTTTCATCACTGTTGATAGCCATTGCAAAATCTGATGCTATTGGTGCATATTTTAATACTCGTTTTAATACTGTTTTTTTAGCCATTTCATCAAAATATTTGTTCCATGGTGAATAGCTGCTACCGAAACTTTGGCTTGTTTTTTTAGCATGGTTTATAATGTCCTCTTTGCTCATTACCTCGAAGCCATAACCGCCAGATTTAGTGTGAAATACTGCATAATACAGAATTACTTCACCACGGTTTTTGAGTGCTGGTTTATGTTTTAATACTGGGTTTAATCCAAGTTCATACTCAAACTCATCATTCTCGTACACGCATTGGGCTTGAATATCTACCACTTCTTTAGAACGATATGCAAGGTCAATCATGCCTTTATATCCGATTTGAAACTGAACTTCCATAACGCCTTTATTTTTGAATGGGATAAGGTAAGCTTGTCCAAGTGGTGTATTTGGTTCTAATCCTAATTGTGCAGCTTGCATCATGGCGCCGAGAAAACTGTTTGGGGTGCAAGAAGCTAATTTATTATCTTTACTAAGAGCAGTAAGCACCATTCTTGTAAATCTTTCTGGTGTAAGTACTCTTGGTAATGCTTTTGCAATCTGTTTTTCCATAGAGATTATTAAGCTCTGTATAGTTTTAGGCTGTTGCTGTTTAGCCACTCCATTATTTGTTTTATTGATTAATCCGCCTTTAATATTTGCCATTTTAAATTACTCCTTTACGATTTTTTTAAAACTAAATCTACGACTTGCTGTTGCTTCTTTTAAGCAATCATTGTATGCATCTGGATACATAGCTTTTAATTTTTTACTATCTATTGTTTTTCTACCTGCTGTGGTTTTCCAGTAGAATGTATAATTTCCGCTGTAACCCTCCTCATGGTCTTTCAGAAGGGATTTTATAAGATTTTGGTATTCTTGCTTATCTTGCTTTAAAATCTTTTCCTGTGCCTCGATTTCTTCTAATTTTTCTGCAAACACATCAGCGTTAGAAGAAATTTCAATTTTATCGACATCACCGCCCTTGTATTTATTCTTAATCATTTCTGTGCAGGCTGTAGAGCCGTCTACTGGTGGTTCAATGTCTTTACGTATATTTTTATCAAAAAAGTTTTTTTCAAGCTCCATGAGTGCGTCAGCGTCCTCACGATTGAATTTAACTTTTTTATAGATGTACTCACTACCGTTGTCGAATAAGCAGGCAATGTAACAGTAATCCATTTCCATAATCGCCATGTAATGCAGAATCTGGCAGTAGTAGTTATCTGGTATTTCTTCGCCTTCCCATTTTTCTTTATTGAACCCACTAGATGTTTTGCACTCCAGGAATGCATTCTCTCCGACAATCATGCGGTCAATACTTGCACAAGCCCAAGGGTATTTATCATTCACCCATACGCCAGTTTTATGAACTTTTTTACCTGTATCTAGTGTGAAGCGTTCAGCCACAAGTTCCTCTGCTCGTTTACCGAACCAAATACGAAGATTGTTGCTTAAATCCTCTTTTTCGGTTCTGCCTGTTTTTTCTGCCCATAGCTGATATAAGCTTTTCCATTTATTAAATCCAGCTACTGTGCTTGCATCAGAACCGCCAATATATTTATTTCTAAGAGCAAGCCAAGCTTCTTCATCTTTCATTTGCTCGGCTGTCATGATAAGTTTTATTGCCATTGTTTAATCCTCCATGTTAAAATAAGACTGCTTTTTTTATTTTTATGTGTTGCTTGTTTGATTGCCGTCATTCAAGCAACTTTTTTCTTCTAGCCTGCATTTGCTTAATAGCTTTGTAGGCTTTTTTTAACATAACCAAACCGAAGTATCCAAAGTGGCATTCTTCTACAGGTATTTTTAAGATTTTAGCCATTTCAGCATATGCTTTCTTGCGTTTTTTACTACTGTTTGGCTTACCTTGCCAAAAACTATCAAACTGTTGATGGCATATATGCTTTAGTTTTCGCATTTCTGGATTAGCTAATATTCCGAATGCTTCTTTTGGTCTTGGCTTATGTGTTCCTACATAAGCACCACAATCGGTACATAGATAACAAAAACCGCTACCATAACTTTTGCCATAGATATTCTTGTTATCGGTGTAGATTACCTCACCACCACACAGATTGCATTTTTCAGGATAAAGATTTACTTTCAGCTTACTCACCACCCTTAAAAGATAAGAATATTTTATGTTTATTTTCTAATAGACTTTTACCAAACTCTTTTAGTGTTGCTTCTAAATCTGCAAGCATTTCTAAGTTTTTATTAATACAGTAATTTTTTGTGTTTATGTTGCTTAATTTTACTGTTATAATTCTTCCATCATTTGTTTTGTGATTGTACCTCATATCTTTAAACCTACTTCCTCACCGCTGTAATATTCTTCGTTTGCTCCGAAACAATCTAGGTCATAAACTCCGTTTTTTTCATCACGGATTACGCCGTCAGTACCCATGTAATACCAATCAGCACCGCAATTTTCATCTTTATTCGGATTAGTGTCTTTAACATAAACCCAATATCCTAATGTCCATTGTAGAATGGCTGTTCTTTTATTTAATAACTTATACATATTATCTCTCACTTTCTAGGATTTATTGTTTCATTGTTGACTGCCTGTTCTAACCACTGGGCATAACGGCGAATTTTAGCAGCTTCTTCTTTTACATCATCTTTACGCCCCATTCGTAAGACGTACTTAGTAATATTTCCTTTCAGGTAGCCAATAAATTCATCATGTGTCATATTCGCCTGCATTACCTCAATCGGCTGGTGTTCCGTTTGGTAATGCTCATCATAATTTTTATGGCTAGATGCTTTAACAGATTTATCTTGTTTTATTATTCCGATATCAAATTTAAAACTTGGTTTATCAGTAAATTGATAACAATCATCACAAGGTTTTTCATTGATTGGCTTGTGTCTGTTTATGCAATTTCCACAAAGCTTTGTTTCTGTAAGACCTTTTTCTATAACCTCATCTTTTTTATTGTTGCTTTCTTTGTATTTACAGCTTGCACCATCAGGTTTTATAACTGTACATTTATCGCAGGGAAATACTTTTTTATCGTTATCTTTATATAAGCAAGTTGAACATTTAGAATTAAATTTTATATATTCACTGCTCTTTATATCACACTCCAAATCTATTTCTTTACAATAAGAACATGGCTCATCTGTGTTTAACTTAAATTTATATAAACAATCGTCGCATTTTTCTAAGCTCATTATTTCTTACTCCTTTTCTTCGATATCTGTGCTGGTGAATAGCAGGTTCTATCATCGCTACATACTGGCACAGATAAACCGCTTATAAGATGTAATATTTGTACATTATTTGGTTTTAGCTTTTTGCCACATCTCCAGCATTTCACTCAAACTCATTCCATTCTTTTTCTTGTGCTAATTGGTCAAGATATTTTTGTGCTTCGTCAGCTGTATAAACTACCTTATTTGTTCTGGCTCTGTATCTATGGTTTCCAAGAGATTTTGAACCAATAGCCTTTTTACACACTGCATATTGATTATCACCAAGCAATCCAGATACATAATAAATATTTTTGCCATCTGTATATTTTGTATTTTTTAACATGCTCCCACTCCTCTTTTTAACTGTTCGATAAAGGCTTTTAGTATGTTATCCATAAAATATTTGTCTTGCCAGCTCCATTCACGTTCTATTAGATAAGTGAAGCTATTTCTAAAATCTGGATCTATACGTTCCAAATCTTCATCATACTTTTCCAAGACTCCCTCGAAATAATCAAGATTTAAAACAGCATAATCATAATCTTTTATTACATCTTCCAAATCTTCCCATGCTTTTCGTGCCTCGTACTTGCTACACATCTTATCTTTTCTGTGGTCTATTATCCAAAGTTTAATATTCTTAAGCGTTCCTTCTAGGTCGAAACTTTTTCCTTTAAGACAACGCATTATGCCTTCTAAAGGTTCTCTTTTTAAAAATCCTTTAAAGTCGTTCATCTTACCAAACATATGTCCAAATTCGCCGTATTCAGACACTATACTTAATACCCCATTTTCATTATCAATGAAGAAGTAAGAATAATCTGTTCGGCTGTCTAGTTCTTTTATGAAATAACATTCAATATTACCTAATTTCTCGGCTCTATATTTTCCCTTCTTAAACACATCATCACCCCGCCATTAAAATTCCTGTTAAGATAACGCCTACGACTGCCACGAATACTAAAGAATATTTGCAGATATTGTCTTTTTTTCTACGTCTTTTTAGAGCTTTTATATCTCTATCAAATTCGCTTTTTAGTGGTATATTTATTGTATTTATATCCTTCATGTTTTCCTCCTATTTTCTGGTGCGTACTAAGCACCATAGCAGACCGCTTTGCAAACCCCCTGCCATAATAAATTTGTTAAGAAGATTATCGTTTAAGATTTGCCATTTTTTCTTTCTTTAATATTTTTGTTATGTTAATAAACTTCTGCTATGGTATTTGCTACGCACCAGATTAATGTTATAATAGAGATAACGTTTATATATACATCATCTCAATAAGGGCTAGCTTCGGTTAGTCCTTATTTTAAATTTGGCACGCTTTTACATATTGCTTATACGAAGCAACTGGAATTAGATATTTAGGCTTCTGGCTGTCCCTATCAATTGATTTTTTTATAATAGGTATACCTTTGGATTTAAAGCTATCTATAACAAAGCTATTGCTACTATGAAGCCATTGAGCCACCTGTGATACCTCTAGCAATTTATATTCATCACTAAAATCATCATTGTGTTTGTTTAGCTCTTGAATAGCTTTATCAATGCAAGAGATAGCGTTCGATTTAAAATCTATGTCTTTTTGAAGCCTTGATTTTAGAGCCATAAGCTCAATTATCAAGTTTTCCATTTAATTACCCCCCTTAAAGACAGCCACCACAACAGCCTTTTTCTACGTTTTCATTTACTACTTTTTCAATTTCTTCCTTGAATGGTACAAGTTCAGGATAATATAGTTCAAATAAGTATTCATTTACATGCCATTTACCCTTAGTTACTATCTCGTTACCGCCATCATCTATATAGCATTCACCGCCACTAGACAAAACGTTTACAAGCTCATATGGTTTACCATTAAATTTTATTTTTAGCACTCCAAAACATAAGCAAGGATATTTGCCATCATAACTTATAAACTCAATTCTTTTCCAATTCTCTAAAATTTTAGTTAAGTGTTCATCAGTCATTATTTTTTTCTTTTATTCCTTCCTGTATTATTTCTTGTATAATTTTAGTTAAGAGTTCATCAACGGCTTGCAAGCGTCTATAGAAGGTTCTTTCTTCAATGTATTCGCCTTCGTTTGCGTCATCTATTAAATCTCTTACTTTTTCTCTTTCTTCCCAAATTCTTTTTCTTAATTCTTTGGTCATAAAATCACTCCTTACAATATTCCCACTTGGGAAAAATGATTATAAAATACTTCCTAATTCTAATAATTCTTGAATAAGACTATCGTCATACCCATGTTGGTAGATTTCTTCGCCGTATTCACAGCCACAAGAATATCCCCTTCCGCAAGGTCTTTGCCCCTGTACTCGATAGCTGTCAACTTCTTTATCTGTTAGCCCTAACGCTTCAATACATCTCTTACAATAAAATGCATATGGGAGGGCTTCTCGTGTAGTTTTTGTAGCTACTACACGTTTATTTTCTTGTTCATCAATAAATACAACGTAATAGTTACTTAAATCTTTATCTACCCAACCAAAATAAAATCCATTATCAAACCAGCTATATTCGTCGCATTCACTTACTTTAACTTTAAAATTTATTTTGTTGTCTTTTTTACTTTGGTTTATTATTGTTACTTTCATTGCTCATTTTCCTTTCTTTATCGATTTTGTCAATGTTGGCAAAATGGTTGCACCCAAATTGATGATGATGTAAAACTAGGCGAGTTTGACCATAGTTTATTTGGTCTGTGTTATAATAAGTTTTGTCTTAAGACAAAACTTCGTTTCTAAATTTTATTTACATTTATTTACTTGCAGGCTAAGGCGAACTTTTCAACCTTTGCCTGTGTTTTTTTCTTTTAACGGATAACAAAAATGTTAGCCGTTTATCATGCTGTCATTTTATTTTTGGCGAACATATTTATAAAATAAATCTGTCCCTTGCCTGTTACTTTAGGTGTTTTTACAATCTCTACATGGTCGCTATGGTTTATAGTTCTCTCTTTGATTTCAAACAATCCTAAGTTCATGCTCTTTTGTGTTGGCATATTATACGCAGAACCTTTTTGTTTTATTAGATAACCATTCTCACGCATGAAGTTAAACAAACGTTGCTGACCGATATCAATACCATTTTGCTTGATTAATTTTGCGAGTTCACCAACCAAAATTGATGATTTAGCCGTTTCCACTGCTTCGGCAAATAATACTTTTGGTTTATCTGCTTCAATTTTCTGTTCATGCTCAATGCGTTTTGCTCGTTCCTGTTTAAGTTCAGTTGCAAGTTTAATGATTGTATCTGGATTGCTTAAAACTTCTTCAATTTTTGCTGGTGTGAGATAACCACCGTGTTTCATTACTGAAGGTATAACCTCATCAAAAATCCAACCTTCAAAGATGTCTGCATTTGGTAATTCACTTCTAGTAGCTAAACGCACTACATCACCATATGGAATAAAGTTTGCATCTTGCTTTCTTCCTAAGCTATCTGTGATGATACCCTGAAACAGGGTAGCATGTTTACAATGTCTATTAATTGCGTTATTTGGCTTTTTATAACTTAAAGCTACCGCTACATCATTTGCACAAAATAAAACTGTATCACCATGTTTTATTGTTCTAACCTGTCCAAACTCTGGACTATTGAAAATTTGTAATTCGTTCATGTGTTTTCTCCTTTTATTATTTATAAAAAAGTTATTGTGCATTTTATCGTTCAATCGTGTACGATAAATCACGGTGGCTTATCCCTAAATTTATGTTTCCTTACATCTTTGAGAAAATGTTTCTTTATCGTTTCAGCATCTTTGAATGTTCTGCTAGCCATGATAGGATTACCATCAAGATAAGTAACATATCCACAAGAGCTTTTAACGATTGAAAATCTTTTTTCGTCCTCGTCAACTTGTTCAACTTCGTTCACTGGTTCGGACTTTTCTTCTACTGCTGTTTCATCAGCTTGTTCAGATTTTTTGAAATAGCAAATTTCTTCTTTTGTAAAATCTTCAACACAATCATCAGTTACGTCATAGATTTTTTGAGTAGATACATATTCATAATTACCGCGTTTATAATCATCAGCTGTTATTTCTCTATCAACAACTACTTCTTCAATATCAGCACTGGCGAATTTCAAGCCTGTTGCGTATCTTTCAATATACGCTATAGCTTTTTCGAAACTATCCCATACTGTTGTTGTTGCTTCGAGTTCGTCAGTTTCGTTGCCATATTTGAACCAATAACGAGTTACTTCATAATATTTATTGCTCTTGAAATTTTTGCTCAACATTAATATCTCTCCTTTCTAATCGCCTAGAATTAACTAGGCGATTTTCTCATTCTTTAATTCATCAGCTTTGATTTTCATGCCGATTGCAATTCCGTCTAACAGAATTTTATCTGCTGTTTTATCAGCATTTTGTGTAAGAATAGGAATAATGCTATCGAGCAATTCTTTTTCTAAGTTGTTCATATTCGCACCTCCGTTTGTTCTGTTTTGTCCTTACAAGGTTATTATAGAACATTAAAATACCCTTGTCAACGTATTTTTAAAATATTTTTATAAAAAATGGGTTTACAAGGGTATTTTTACATGATATTATATTTTTAAAGGAGGTTTAAACCATGAAAGAAAGATTAAAATTAATAAGAAAACATTTTAAGAAAACTCAAGAACAATTCGCTAATTTGTGCGGAAAATCAAGAACAGCTTACAATAAATATGAAGCTGGTGCGGTTGTGCCTGATGACTCATTTGTAAAATTAATATGTATTAAATTTAATGTAAATGAACAATGGTTGCTAACTGGCGAAGGTGAAATGTTCACGGAAACCAAAGTAAGTCTACTTGATAAATTGGCTGAAAAGTACAATCTTGATAAGTACGACATGAGTATTATTAGGCACTATATGGAATTAGACCCAGAAGATAGAAAGAAATTTGTATCTTTAATGAAAGTAATTTTCGCTAGTAGTCCTGTAGAAAGTACAAAAAACAAAGAAACAATAATAACACAGCATATAAATAACGAATATGAATTTGTTCATAGACCGTTAGAATATATCAAGCCTAATAGATTTTCTAAGGGATTTAAAATTTTCCCAAATCCAAACAAAAAACCAGACAATAAACTTACGCCAGACGAAAAAAGAGCTATTGTTAATGGTGAAATAGTCCAAGAAGAAAAGGAAACAATATTATAAGTTTTCACTTTTTTAAGTGGTACGTTAAAAAACTCTAGCAAAAAAAGCCTGCTCGATTGTGAGTAGGCTCTTCTTTATATAAGGCATTATGAATTTTTATAAAAATACCACTATTAACTGCAAAAATGATACAAAATATATCGAATTTAAAATAAGTTAGTAGCTAAATACTAAATTTAAGGTTGATGATATTGCAAAATGGCTATTTTTTATAAAGTACATACCCGCCATTTTACAAAAATAGCTGTTTTTATAAAACAAAAGAGCCTTACCGCTCCGCAGATTGGCAAGGCTCCATGATTTACCCACAGGCTTATCATTATTGCTCTTGATATTAATATATCTTATATCTACCAAGAAGGCAATAAAAAAGCCCCACCACGTTAATGATAGGGCTTTGTTGACCAAAAGCACATAACGGCTCTTGAAGTCGTTGGATATACTTTTGAACTTCGATACATACATACTAATAATGCTAACAATATAATGATACCATAATTATTATAGCATATATCGGACTTAGTTTATCCGTTTTTTTCGGAAAAACCTATAATTAGCCACTTTCCGCTTTTTCGGAATGTGGTACAGTTTCACTTTTTGTGAAGTTGTGATGACCTCAATACTATTTAGCCCACTTGTAAGGCTATCCCATTTCATAACACCATTCTTTTTTTGGAATATGGTACAATGGAGTTTTATATTTTTGGTGTTAAAGTTTTAATCGGTTTAGACCTCGTTTTGAGGGTTGAATAAATAACGCCCTCAATTTTGAGGTGGCTTAATTTTTATATTTTAACGTCCCCAATTTTGGGGCGGTTAAACTTCTATATATCAGAACGCAATTTTGCGTTTTGATAGGGGACGTTTTGTCCCTCCCTTTTTAACCTTTTCAGTACCGTTCAATTTGAACGATACTGATTTATTAGGTTCAGCCCCCAATTTGATGGTCGAACCAAAATAAAAAGCCCCTAGTGAGAACACTAAGGGCAATTTACGACAGAACTTATATTATCGAATCGAGGAAGCAAACGATATAAAAAATTATATTAGAAAGGATTTTAATTAATATGATTGAGCAATTATATTAACAACAAATACATTATACTAAACTAAAACCGACCAAACAAGGGCATAAAACCATGATGCTAAAATATATCTAAACTTTTACAGATTTTTGAGATAATTTTTGGTATAATTATATTGGTTTTATAATTTTAGGAGGGATTTATTATGAAATGGTATGAAAAAACATGGTTTACATGGCTGATGTTAATTATCTTTCCGCCATTAGGAATTTTTTTACTTTGGAAGTATAGAGATTATACTCCTAAAACAAAGAAAATACTCACTGTAGTTTTTGCTATATGGCTTGTGTTTTCCGTTGTGAACAGCAATAATAATAAACAAAATTCACCACAGGAAGCACCAGTAACACAAATTGTACAACAAGAAGAAAAACTTCCTGATGACGTGAAAGCTATACAAGATGAAACCAAACTTACTGCTGAACAATCTAAGCAAGTAGCCGAAGTATTAAAACAGTGTGGATTTGATGAATTCACAATCAAATATGATAGTACATTGGATAACATAGCTAAGAAAGATGAAAAAGGTTATGTCTTAACTTATAAAGATATGGCACCTGCTCCAGAAATATTGATGTCTATAACTCCAGACGGAAATGTATATCAAATTATCTATAACGGCAATTATATTTATAACAATGGTGCTGTTCAATCTAAAATTCAAGATTACTACATTAGTATTGATGACCAAAGTAAATTGATAGCACAAACACAATTGATAATAGATAAATGTCTAAAAGCACCAAAAACAGCTGAATACCAATTGCCAAACGAATGGAGAATTAAAAAGACTTCTGACAGTGTTCGTGTTAGTGCTTATGTAGATGCAGATAATAGTTTCGGTGCAAAATTGAGAAATGATTTCACTGTTACATATAGCAGTGATTTAAAAACAGTAAAAAGTGTAATCTTAAACGGAACTGAATATATGCAATAATATATAATTTTGATATAATATATATGTGAGTGCCAGTATCTCTACGGGAGCTGGTGCGAAAAAGAAAAAAGAAAACAAAAACCAGTTGCGACACGGTTTTTGATGAGTGGATCCGCGGAAAAACTTATTTTTTGGTAAAGAAAAAGACTACCTTATTTGGTAGTCTTTTTTACTCTAGTACACCCACATGATTTACTGTAACCATTAATTACATAAGATTTATTGAATTCCTTTATATTGCCACAATCGCATTTACAAACAACTCTATTTTTACCTAGTTCTTTGATAATGGTGAGATGATTAAATTTTTGTCCTGTTCTATCTATAATACTTTTTGTTTTTCTCAAACATCCGCATGATTTTGTATGACCGTTAATAACGTTGTTTTTTGCTGTTTCAATGATATTCCCACAATCGCAACGACAACGAACTTTTGTTGTATTATATCCTTTAGAGTCTTTTACGTAAAATTCTTCTAATACAGTAAGGGAATTAAATTTTTTACCTATTATATTTTCTGTAATGCGTTTTATTTTTATGGTTTTATAAGGGCAGTTTTTATCACCACAATATTTTTTTTCCTCTAAAATCACATCTTGTTTTTTAGCTTCAACAATGTTGCCACAATCACAACGGCAAATAACTTTTGTCTTATACCCACCATTTTCCTTTATAATGGTGAGGTGATTAAATTTTTTACCTATATAAGATTTAATTTTAGGACCTCTAGTTATGCATCCACAAGATTTTGTGTTGCCACTAACTATTGTTGATTTTTTTAATATTTTTACGTTTCCACAATCACATTTACAAAGAACTTTATCGCCCCCTAGTTCTTCTAATATAGTTAGCTTGCCAAATTTTTGACCTATATAAGATTTAATTTTAGGACCTCTAGTTATGCATCCACAAGATTTTGTGTTGCCACTAACTATTGTTGATTTTTTTAATATTTTTACGTTTCCACAATCACATTTACAAAGAACTTTATCGCCCCCTAGTTCTTCTAATATAGTTAGCTTGCCAAATTTTTGACCTATATAAGATTTA